GGCACAGTCTCCAAAGAAGACTGCGTCAATCCACGACCCGATCATGTACGCGTTGTTCACGCCGATCACGTGTCGGTCGTGAATGGAGGAGAAGTACTCTGAATAGAGAGCAGGACGGCCTCCCGTAGAGACCGCGTTGACGATGTGCTCGGGAATGTTGAACAGTTCTGGCACCGAAGCGCCCCCACCCAACACGAAGCACGTCCCGCCCTCCCAGAGTCTCGGTACAGTCCACTTACTCATTGAGCTGTTTGGCTAAAGCCTCAGCGTCCTCTTGTGTGAGTTCTTTCTCATTTTGAACTTTGCCGTTCGCGTCTTCAACGTCGTACCAGGACGTTGCTCCGCGTCGTGCAACAGAGTACTTTGAGACTTTGACTTCGAGTGGGGTTTCTTCCGGCTTCGGAATCGGGTGGTAGGGAACGATGATGTCGCGAAACGTCAGCGATATCTCGTCTTCTGTCGCTTGGAACGTCCCAAGGTTCGGGACGACAACTACCTTATCGCCCCTGCGGAATCGATGTGTTCCTCCACCGATCTTCTGCCAGGTGATAAGGGGCTTGTCGGACTTTTGGTTAGCCACTACGCACCTCCCTTCCCTGTAGCAACTTGATTAGCTGCCGTGGGATTGTTTACTAGGACATGTGGACGACGCCGCTGTTACCGGCCTGATCGGCCCGTACCTGCGGCACTTGGATCGTCATGACTTTGTACTTCGTCACGAAGTTGCCCTCGGTCTGCCATTCAACGTTCTGAATGCCCATTCCTCGGACCAACCGCACGACGTCGGAGGTCATTTGAACCATGACTACGTTGTTTGCGGTCAGCGTGTCGACGACACGAATGCCGCTGATGCCGCTGATCTTGAGGATACGCTCACGAGTTGTCGTTCCCGGTGTGGTTGTGTCGTAGTCCTCATCCAACGTGGTCTCGTAGGCAGTGGGGACGTAAAGCATCCACGGTCCGTAATGGCGTGCGTCGATTGAAGCTTGCTTCATCGTCAGCACGTCGACAACAACCTGCGCACCTGTAAGCGTGTCCCAGTTACCGGTCAAAGAAGCCGTGTTCCGGCTAGGCTCGTTCAGGTAACTGTAGACCGTACCACCACCAAAAGCGTAGGTGGTGTTCGTGAACAGCATCAACTCTAGCTGCTCTGCGACCGCACGTGCGGCACGTTCCGCGTTGGTTGTGTCCAACGGGTTGCCCAGGTTTCTCGAGGACGCGAGGACACGAGCGTTAATCTCGTAGTCCACGTGGATGATGGGAATCGGCAGGTACTTGGTCTGAAAGTCCACTCGGTCTCCCTGACCACGCGTGATTCCGTCCATCGTCAGCTCTGCAGTCATCGCGTCGGACACGTCGTGGTACTCAAGTACCGTGGTGCCCATTGCGTTGCCCAGATTGAAGACGAGGTTGTTGTTGATGAGATCTTGAACGCCTCCCAAGCGAGTGTCGGAAATCATGAGGACGGCTTCGTCCAACTTGATCCACTCGTCACGCCGCAGGGTTGCGTTGACGTTCAGCGGTTTGGTCTGGTAACTTTTCGGGTCCGAAGCGTCGCCACCCCGGTAAACCGTCACGTACACCCGACCGTCACGACCGACGTAGGGCCGCATGTAGCCCGGATCGATCCTGCCGTTCGCCTGAATGTGTTTGGCAACGTCGCCTCGGGCCATTCCGTTGCCACCTAGAAAGTCAATTCCAACGTCAAACATATTGTTTCGGTTCCTCCTTTCTTAGATTTGTTACTAGACAGCCATCACGCGTAAGCGTGAAGCGCCAGTGGCCGCGCTCGATTCCGTACCGGACGAACCGGACAGGTCAAGAGTCTGCAGCGATTGTGCTACAACTGCCAGTGAGTAGTTCGCGCCATCCGAACCGGGGCCGTCTCCCGACCACTTCTTCAGAGTGCCGTCGCCATTCGAGGACAACCAGTCACCGATAACGACCGTCTCACCGTCAGCCAAAATTGCGTTCACTTCGTCGCCACGACCAGGGAGCCAGCACTGAACCGGTTCACCAGCCGCAAACGCGTCAGCGATGCCGTTTCCGCGCAGTTCGTCTTCTGTTGCGAACATCGGAACCGCGTCTACGTCGGCAGTCGCGTGAACTTGAACCGTGTTAGCGCTCGTCAACTCGATCAGATGACCCGGCGTAATCACCGCAGCCGCGTTCCGTTCTTTGTTGACGTCGCTGTGGTTAACTAACTTAACAGTGTTTGCCATTCAGGCATTCCTCCTTTCTATAGAGTCTTGGGTTATTCGGCCTTCTTCTCTTTTACCCCTGGGGGCAAGAGAGGAGACTCTTCGCCGTGATTGGTCGGCCCACCGCCCCCACCGAGGCCCGTGAAGTCCTCTTTGGTCGTGGCTTTGGCAAGCTTCCTGAGTTGTTCCATGCCCAGTCCGGATAACTCTTCAGCGGTGTAAACTTCGGTGTTGCCCGACACCTCTGTGATGAGTTTCGCACGGTCGTCGCTGTAGGCGTCCATTCCGTACCGCAGCTGCGCCGCGATTTCGGGTGGCACCAACTCCATGAACTTCTTGGGATCACGAAGCTGTTCGCCCAACACTTCGATCGCTTGCTCGCGAGTGATTCCACCCACGTTGGCCTGCGGAGTCGGCTCCACCGGGGCAAGCTTCTGAAGCTGCTCGTCTTCTAAGCCCTCGAGAAACTCTCGATCGGCTTCTACGAACTGGATTGCTTTATTGTCGATCAGTCCTTGGACTGTTTTTGCCTTATCCACTGTCACCTCCTTTCTGCTGTTAGCTGACACGAATTCTACCTTGCGCCGGACGCGCTCAGGTTCGTTAGGGAACTCAACCAATCCGTCCGTGTTAATACTGAAGTCCCTACGGAAGAGCTGGCTCTCACTACCCTCGACCCGCACCTCGTACACTACTGTGTTGTCCTCGAAGGCATCGACCAAGAAGTGAACGCGCGACCCGCGCGCCCCCAGGACCCCGGCGTCCATCGAGTCCAGTTTGCGTTGAAGGCTCTCTAGCTTCTTCCTCAGTCCGTCTTCGTTGACGTGTAGGAGCGAATCCACCAGAGTCTTCTTAGTGACACAACCGCAGGGGACGTCCACGGCTTGGTTTCGCACTCCGCAGCCGTCTTCCCACGAACACGCGCCCTTTCCACCGGGCAAAAGTGCCAAGTGGTCGGGTCTGTGGTTGTGAGCGATAGCGTCGTAGTGCTCGCCGTTGAAATCGCCTTCTTCTGCCGAGGGGTCTGTAAAGCACCCCAGCGACACTTCGAGTGGATTGCCCGAACGAATGTAGGCGAGGGCTGCGGGACTGATTCGGCTTAGGCGCTCGAGGTCCAACCAGGCCTCCGCCTTTAGCGCACCGTCCTCCATGTGGGATTCGAAGACGCGGCCTGCGAGGCCACGGTCGAGCACGTTGGGCGAGTTGGCAGAAATGAAGTTCCCGTCCGCGTCCTCTGGGTGGTTAACGACGACAGGAATGCCGTTCCACGACGCTGGGTGTGCACCCAATTCTTCTGCTCTGTGAAGCATTGGTCCCATGCTTCCAGAATGCACGCCCTCGACCATCATCACGACTGGAACAACCAGGTGCTTCCTGCCTTCCAGTTCTTCGGTTCGAATGGCGTACCCTTCAGTCTCAAACACTAGTACTTGCAGTTTCTTATTCATTCTTTACCTCAAGAGACGTCGGTTAGTTGTTCCAACTTATCACAGCTCCCCACACGTGTCAAGTCGGTTCCTCTGTATATACACACCCCCCCTTTCTCTAGAACTCTCCAGCACGAGTGCAACGCAACGCATACGAACGGTACTGCGCGTGTAGTGCTCGCAGCCATCCTTCCGGGTCGCCCTTGGCTGTGAAGACCTGCTTCCCATCCCACACGTCCGCGTCCAGAATGCTTTGAAGCGTGAAGTTGTTTTCTTCCGACGCTTGAATCGGTTCGTCCGGCCCTTCCTGAATCAACTCTCCTACGAGAACATCGTCGCCGTTGTTGTTCAGTTTCATCACTTGCACTTTTAGCATTCTTTTCCTCCTAGAACTGCATGACGTCTGTCATGATGTCCTGCCACCTATCTGCCTCCAACAGTCGTTTCCTTCTCTTCTTCGCTGCATTGATTGACTTGGTAGAGAACTGCGCGTCGGCCATGTCGTCAAGCGTTAACTGCCACAGCGCTTCGTCGCGCCACGGGGCTTTCACTTCCTCAGGAATCAATCTACCCCAAGCAGTTTTTCCCTGGTTGTCTATGACGTTGTTACCATCCGAATCGAAAACGCTGTGAGAGTGCTTGCCGTCCATCATCATGCGGGGCGTGGGACCCATGTGATTGCGAACAGCCCTCTTGGTTCCTTCCTCTGACATTATTAAACCGTTGTCAATCAGACTGATGCGCTTCATTGGCGCTCCAGGCCCCGCCGTTTCGAGGCTTTCGACCATCCAGTTACCCATGTGTCGATCGGTGTTGCCCATCACCCAATCGAAACCGATACTGCGACGCGCGTCGGAGTCGTACTGCTTCGTAACTGTGCGCGGAACAGAGGATCGTTGCGGCACAAAGCCAGCATCACCATACGCAACGGTTCCCTTCTGAAACGTCTGCACCGAACCCATCTGTCCGCCCACCTCTGTCCGAACAGTTGTTGGGACGAGGTCGTCAAAGCCGTGTCGTTTCGCGGTGTCGGAGGCAAACACCTCTCTTCGCCACTGGCTCTGCCCCATTGTGTCGCTAGTAATGCCCTTACGAGCTGCACGTTGAGACGCTTCGCCCGACCAAGGCTTGAACACGCCCTTCGTTCCGTCCTCGAACTCCACTATTTTGGTGACATTGATTCCTCCTCCCAGTTTCTTTTCGGCCACCGGTGTACTTTGCATCATTCGTTCTACCGCGTTTCTGGGTGGCGGTGGCGCAGGCACTGAAGCAACTGCTTCTTCTTTCGCTAATCGAGCAGCAGTCGCACGCTCTCTAAGAATTTGGTGCCCTCTCGCCATTTGCTGAGCAGCAGTCTCGTCTGTCAAACGAGCGCCAGCAGCCTTAACAGCATCCGCGTCAGCTTTCTTCTTCAGAGCCTTAATAGCTGCTGCTTTCTCTCTAACAATTCTCTTGTGTCCTCCGTGCAGTGCTGCTCTCAGTTTGGCAATTTCTTCTGTCCCTTCCATCCCTAAGCGGTCAATTATTCCAGTTGCGTCGCGAGTACGCGGATTGAACATTCGTGTGCGTGACCCTTGCGGACCGCGCGAAGTAGCAGGCCCCTGGAGAAACGGCACTTCTAGGTCTCCAGAAGGAAGACGTGCAGGAGGAGGAGCAGCAGAACCCAAGCGTCGTGGGAGAACCGGGCCACCAACAGGAGCTGCAGGCGGAGGAGTTGGAACTTGCGCAGCAGGACTGAGTCGTCGTGGAACAAGAGAAGCAGGACGAGCTTCAGGCTTAACGTCCCTAATAACTGGAAGAGCAACGCAACGACAGAATGGATGCAACGGAATCATTCTATCGATCTCGTTAATAGTGAACATTCGTCCTTCTAGGCCCTCGCACTCGGCGCACACTCTGTCGTCGCCCGCCGTAGTCCACTCCGACTGAACAATTACGCCCTCAATAGAGAACTGCCTGTACTCCTGTATAGTCGCTGCGTGGTGGGCGCGAATAATTTCTGTGCGGGCAAGCATTCGTGCGCGACGCTCTGCAGGAATAAAGCGTCCAAGCGTGTCAGTGATTGCCAAGTCGCCGACTGGACCGCTGATTGTTTTGTTGAGTAGCCGCGCAATCGTTGCAGGGTTGTCGCCGTCCGCCATTCCCTGTGCGAGCACGCGCGACATCTGCCCCTCCATTGTTGCGGTGATTCCTTTCAAGTCGTTGAATGTTCTAGTGTACAAGAGGCCCAAACGATCGGCATGAAACGGGTTTCCAGCGAGCGTTGCCTCGAGACCGCCCGCCACAGGTGGCGAAGTACCGAACCCACGCAGCACCTCACGTCGCGCCCGGTGGACGCCTCTCTTGTACGAGTCACCGACGTACAGGTTGGTCCAGGGCTGGTTGCCAACGCCACGCCCCGGTATCGTCTTCGTCTGGAGAATGCCCGCGTTTACTTGCTCGTTCACCCAGTTCATGAAGCCGTCGACCTTCTCGGACGAAGTGCCGAAGTCGAACGCGCGTCGTCCGGGCGTACGAAGCGCAGGAGAGACGTTGACCACGGGGCCACGCAGCCCGAACACGTCCTCTGTCACCACCGCGCGTCTAATTACTCCACGAAGCCGTGCAAAGCGCTGCGCCATATCGCGTGCAACCGCGTTGCGCAACGCAGTGGTGTGCGTCGGGTCGCGCTGCTGACTGGACGTGGCGTTATTCAGCAACGATTGAGGCATTGATTGTCACTTTCAACTCTTCCACACACTGGAGAGGATAGGCGCCTATCGCCGTCTCTCTGGAGTCTGTTGCTCGCTCATGGCCCCGGTCTGGCCCCACGGGCTGCACCCTCGGCCACTGCTGCCAATGCTTCGGTTTGGGTGCTCTGGCTCTGCTCATCGACCTTGAGAGTTACTTTGCCGGTCTTGGGATTGCAGGTGGCGGCATAGCCCTTAATTTCCTGCTCGGTTAGCCAGCCACGGTTGAGCGACTGCTTGCACTCCCAGCCCTTGCCGTCGGCTGCTTGCTTGGATTCGTTGGTTGCTGTTGGGGTACACCCACCCAGCACCAGCGCACAGAACGCACACAATAGAATTCTACTCATTCGCTTCATCCCCTTTTCAATAGCTGTTCGATTCTCCCTCATCACTCTGAGTCCCGCCCGTTGGTGCCAACACGCACCCCCGGATACCGATCGACACCACCTTTCTGGCTGCAGCGTCTTCCCAGCACGCTGTCGCCTTCTCGAACACCAGTTGCATCTCCTCACACTCGTTCCGGTTGTCGAATGGTCCGATCTGCACTGGAGGGACGACTACGTTGCCCACGACCACGAAGAAGAACGCGCTGACGATGACGCTACAGATCATTTTCTCCCCCCTTCGTCGGTACCTTCGTCCTCATCGTCGTCAGGAGGTGGCACCTCAGGGAACTGTCCTGGAACAGCATCCTCCTCCTCAAGCACTGTGTCTAGGTCTTCTTGCTCCGCCACCTCTTCTAACACTTTCTCGATGCGATCGATTTGGTCTCTGTCCAGTCCTAGGAACAACTCAAGGAACGCTTTCGGCGGAACAATTGCTTCTGCTGTGGGCGACGCCGCGTACTCTTTCAGCGCACCTGCCCGTGTGCGTCCCACTTCTGCCTTATCCTTCTCCGAGTCAGCGAACAAGTCGGCCCACTTGACGTTGTACTCGTCCTTCGGCTCTGGCAGAACACCGATTTCTATCATTGAGTTGACGAACGGTCTGATGATGCTGCCCTCAGCAACCTCTTCTCTGCGGGCCGCAATGACTCCGAACCACGAAGTCATGTCTTGTGTAGAAGCAAGCTCGCCGCGCTCGCTTCCTGTGAGAATTCTCTTGGGGATTCCTGTCACGGCGCTGATCATTTGCAACTGAATGTCCACGTGACTGCCGGGGTCGGCGACCTGCTGCGCCAGGCTAGAGAACGACACACCCTCGTTCACGAGAACTCGACGCAGCTCGTGCTCGAACTCATCGAGTTGGTTCTGCAGATCCGTCTTCATGTCGTCGGTCAGTTGAAAGTCGGAGTCGACTTTCCCCTGGTAGCCAGGCCGCGCCCCCCGCCAGAACATTTCAGCAGAGCCTCCTGTCAGTTTCTCCAAGTCCATCAAGCGGTTGAAGATTACCTCGAGGTCTGACTGTCCTTCCGTTTCCGATTCTTTCAGGTTCTTCACTACGTGCAGAACGCGCGACCAGTGCACGCCAAGCTGCACGGTGGCCTGTCCCGAACCGGTAACGGACGATCCAGGCTCGCTGATTGCAATGTTATAGGTCGTTGGAAGCCCGAAACGCGGGGACGTTGTGCTCCTCTCCCACGTTCGTACCTCTGCCGACCCCTCTCCAAGCGGCTTCACGAACAGTAGCCTGGGCGTGCCTGCAACTTTCTTGGCCTGCGCGTCCCTGTTGCGCGCGTCGGTCAGGCCTAAGAACAGCGCTCCGTAACGTCCGATCGCTGCCATGCGGTCCAGGCGCCTGAACTTGCTCGCCAGCTTGTGTTCCTTGGCCAGCTTCTTCCACGCCTTCTCGAACGTCGTATCCTTGTCGACGTTCTTGCTCTTCTCAACTAGCTCGAAGCCGTTCAGCCACGTCGCGTCGACCGGACGGTCGATTACGGCCTGCGCAATATCCTGTCGTTCGTAGCGAGAGAGGAAGTCGTCGTACACCAGGTGCTTCTTGTAGCCCAGCGCGTCGTAAATATCGCGCTCTCCACCGTAGTGTTGGCCCAGCGACGCCGCAAGCTGCGCACGCGAGACTATGGTGCTCAGTGCTTGCAGCCTATTCGCGGCCAACTTCTCTCGTGCCGACTCGCGTGGCTTCCTCGGAGTAGTCGTCTTCTTAGCTTCTGCCATTTTATTTCCTCAAGTTCCTTGCAACTCGCTTCGCAGAGAGCTTATTGAACGCTCCGCCCGCTGCGTCCCATTGATCCTTGAACGTTCCCGCAGGATACGTCCTTCCTTCCTCCACGAAGTCCCTGTTCCACGGCGCTCTCTTCACTTTCACGTTCCCCGCATCCACCTGGTTGCACAACGGTTCGCACCGCACCGGCTTCGCCCCGGTAACGCGGTCAGGCTTGCAGACGAAGCCAGCCAAGCGCCGCACAGTGTTCTCCGCTGACTCCTTACCACCCGAGCCCGGCTCTTGTTCGACCCATATCAACACCGCTCTCCCGTCCATTTCAGCCGTCTGCCTGATCATTCTCTCTCGCACCTGCGACCCCCACTGGCCCCGCACCACGTCGAGCACCCAGTAAGTCAAGTCGTCGCCCGTGCCTTCTACTCCCATCAACACGCCACACGTGTACGCGCCACCTCCCTGCGTACCAGCTTTGTCCCAGTACCGAACCAAGCGACGAAGCTTGGCGGGCGCAACAGTGATTTCCAGCTTGTCCACCTCTACCTGTCCACCTCCGCGCGGCGTCGGTCGCTGCTGAAACTGTCCCGCCGTGGCAACCGTCCCCATTATTTTCTTGTCGCGTTCTACAACGTTCCTCGGGAATCGCTGATCGAACAGCAGCTGGCCCTCCGTACGACGGGGGTCCACGATGCCTAGGCACGTTGTGCACGGCCCACCGACCTCCTCCTTCTTCTCCTCGCCGTCGTCGCCCATATACACGCGCGTCTGTCGCTCCTCGTACTCCATCGGCAGAATCAGTTTCTCGTAGCCCAAGTCGTTGCTGATGATGTAGCCCGAAACGTCGTTGCCGTGCAGCCGCTGCATAATGACAACGATGGCGCTGCGGTCAGGATCGTTTAGCCGCGTCGGTACGGTCTCAGAGAACCACGTTATCGTTGAGTTTCTCTTGGCGTCGGATATAGCACCCTTCACCGAATGCGGGTCGTCGATGACGACGCGGTCGCCACGCTCTCCCGTCAACGACTCGGCAGCCATAGCGGCCATGAAGCCTGTGTGCTCGTTCTCGAACTTCAGCTTGGCGTTCTGGTCGTCGGTGAGCGCAATGTCCCAACGCGCTTGGTACCACTCCGACAGAAACACGCGTCGGGCACGGAGGTTGTCACGCATCGACAGGTCCTGCGCGTACGACGCACCGATGTAACGGAAGTGCGGAATGTTGCGCGGCCCCCACTCCCACATAGGCCAGAACACGCGAGTGAACAGCGACTTAGTCATACCCGGAGGCACGTTAATAAGCAGCCGTTGTATTTCACCGCGCGTGACGGCCTCTAAGTGTTCGCAAATCGCTTCCGCGTGCCAGTTGTGCACGTACGGACGCGCTGGCTCTACCAGGTCCCACGACAACTTGACGAAGTCCATGAGCGAGCGCTTGCTAAGCTCGCGGTCGACTTCTAGCACGTCGCTTTCCGTTAGTTGTAATGTCGCTTCGCTCAATGGAACGTCCACAGTGGTCCTCCTTGCGACGGGAGCAGCGGCAGTGGGTGCCCGTTATCCACGTCCAAACAACCGAAGTGAACTTTAAGGCTGTGGTGCGGCATCTAATCTGAGATCGTCTGGCAGCGCATCGTCATTATTAGGTTCTCCATTGCGGCTGGCATGAAGTGCCTCCCTAACCGCGCGGAGTTGCTCTGTCGACAGCTTAGATGCGTCCAGCGTGTGTTCTTGCGGCCCGCCGTTCTTACCCGTTTGCTCTATGCGCGTTGAATAGCCGCGCTCTTTGCCCAGCGTCGACAGAATGAACCTCATAGAAGGTCCGTCCCCAGCGAGCGCCAGGTCGTCGTGCATCGTTTCGACGTCGTCCAGCACCTTCTCGCGGATTTCGTCATGAATCGTCTTCACGTCCAGGTGCGAGAGCACGAAGTCGCGAATGGACGTGCGCCTGCGCCCCAACAACACGGACATTTTTGCGTAATTAGCTCGCGTTGCGTTCAGCGCTGCCACCACGTCGGCCTCTACGTACGGACCGTAGTGGTTCTTGCGCGTGTCGCAGTTCTCAAAGTCGTACTCTTCCTTAGCCACTGGTTCCTCCCTACATTATTCGTTGCAGCCCACGGCGAAGCCAGCCGTTGATCCACTTCACTTGGCTGGGGTTGTTGTGAATGATGTGCCCGTACCGAACAATCTGCTGCTCCACGAGGCCGTCCATTATGGTTCTCGACGGCACCGTCCGCACGCGCCGCATCGTGTTGGGACCGATTATTCCGTCTTGTACCGCGTCCACGGCTCCCTGCAGCATGCGTCGCGCCCGCGCCGGTCCCATGTTCGTCGCAATATCGAACACCTTCCACGCCACGAGCACCGACGGCAGCTCGCTGCAGCGACACTTGTCCCAGTACTTGCGCGTGTAGATTGCCACCGCGTCCTCGCGCGTGAGGTTCTTGATGTCGACGCCACGGTTCGCGCGCTTACTGATGCCGAACTTCGTCTCCCCGCCCGCGTCGTCGGGGTCGTTCGTGTACCGCGCTCCGCCTTCGTACTCGTCAATGGTCTTGCTTATTGCGAGCGCGCGCTGTTTGTTGGTAATCACGTTATTTCCTGGCACACTCAGGCACCCCTCCGTGGCCACTCTTGTTCCCGGCCACTACGTGACAAAACTCATGCACAAAAATACTCCTCAGGATGCCCGTATTCCGACACGCTGCGCTGACCTTCTTGGCG